CTATATATTTACATGAAGCGTATAAGACTGAGTATAAAAATAGAGTTAATGAAGTTAACAATCCAGAAGTAAAAGTAATAGTAAACGGACATAGATATAATATAACATGAACAAAGAAATATTAACAAAATTATTAGAAGAGCACAATAAGACATCAAAGGAATATTTAGAAGAGTACCTTAGAAACAACGAAGAAGCTAGACAATACTTTCCTACTATAGAAGAGTATGATGGCTGTGTGTCTCAATTAGATGATCTATTTCAAATAAGAATATATGATTTAGCAATATATAATATAACTAATTATTTACTAAAAGAATTAAAAAAATAATGGCACACGGATTGATATTTATAATAGGTGTAGTTGTAGGTATATACGTAACTTCACAAATAAAAGAGCACGTAAGCTCTAGTATAAACAGAAAAAACTTTAATAAAAATTTAAAAGAATATGACAAAAAAAAGAAAGCTGAACAGCAAAAACCCTAAATACAGTGACAAAAGCCAGGTAACTAAACAACCTGTAAAAGTAAAAACAGGTAGTGCTAAAGTTAGGACTAGTAATGGTAACTTAACAAGTACTATTGTAAAAGTACAAGGTGTATGGTATTAACGAGGTGCGGGCGCGAGACGTGTAGTGTAAATCCAGAAGTAAGCCTAAGAACCTTACTCGCTAATGGTAACATCTTACACGGTGAGAAACTGGTTGAAAGTCCACACCGTGTGTACTCGCTTGCCCATCTCGTTCACAAATTAAAATTGAACTTAATCGATAATATATATAAATAAAATTAAATAACATGCAAGAATTAGAAAACAAAAAAGCTGCGTTAGAGCTTTTACAAAACGAAACTAACGACAAACTAAATGATTATAAGCAACAAATATCTATTTTACAAAAACAAATAGATGACTACAACAAGCCAGCTCTAACACCAAAACAACTTGATGATATTCACATGGCTATAGAAGATGCTGTTGACGGTTATAACTTTAATGACACAGAGAATTACGAGTTTGAGTTTGGTATGGAGTATGACGGTAAGGTATATGTTGAAAGTATTGGTATGCAATATACTAATGAATTAACACAAAAAATAGTTGATAAAGTACATAACTTGTTTAAAGAAGTTGATTTTCCAGAAGATAATAATAACTAATGAATTTACTAACACAAAATAAAAAGTTAAAACATACTTCCAGTGAGTTGGGATTACGAGTGTTTAATTTCGGTATACCAGCTTATAAAACTGCATCAGGTAAACTAACTTGTCCAATGGCGAAAGAGTGTGTCAAGTTTTGTTATGCTAGGAAAGGTGCATATATATGGAGTAATGTAAAACCTGCGTTTGAAAAAAGATATGAGTTAACTAAAACTAAAGAATTTATTTCTGTTATGAGTAATGAAATACGTAAGAAGAAAGCTGATTACATTAGGATTCATGACTCAGGAGATATGTATTCTAAAGCTTATCTATACAAATGGTTAGAAATAGCCAAGCGTAACCCAGACGTTAGGTTTTACACTTACACCAATATGGTTAAGATGTTTAAAGCTATTACACTACCAGATAACTTTGATGTTGTATTCTCTGATAGTGGTAAACAAAAAGATTTAATTAATACTAATAAAGACAGACATACGAAGATCTTTTATTCCAAAGACAAATTGTTGAATAGTTTGTACACAGACGTGTCAAATATTGATTTATATGCAACCAAATGGTTTTCGGGTAATAATCATCGTGTAGGTCTTTTAATACATTAAAAATGACAGCAGAAAAAGTAGAACAATATATTATTAACGAACTTAATAGTGAGCCAAGACATGACTGCGAAGCGTTAGCATACGCTTTTAATGAAGTGTCAAGTAGAACTAATATAGATACTAAGAAGTTAATGGCATTATTATTAGATGATAAACCCATACCTGAAGAATACACTCATAGCTATGGTTTTCACACCTGGAAAGGACGTGAGTTAATAGAAGGTATGCAAAACTTTTATTATGAATTTAAAGAATAAAAAATTATTATTATGAGTACAAGAGCACAAATACGTTTTGCCACACGTGAAAAAGGCCAGTCATTCAGTGTAGAGCCAAGTGCTATACACGCACAGTTTTACAAACACCACGATGGTTATCCTGAAGGTTTAGGTGTAGAAATAGCTGAATCATTACTCAACAGCGGTAGTAAACACGGTGTAAGTAATTGGGAAATAGAGTCATTAACACATACACATGGTGATACAGAGTTTATATATTATATATGGCAGGCTCCAGAAAAAGAAACATATATAAGTATATTTGATGTATGGTCAGAAGAATGTATATTTGTAGGTGATGCAGAATCTTTAATTAAAAAATATAAACAATGAAAGTATATACAAACGAAACTTGTCCTTACTGTAAAGCAGTAAAAGAACATTTAAAACAAAACAATGTTGAATTTGAAGAGTTATTAACAAACGAAAATGAACAAAGTTATAATGAAATAGTCTATGCTACTAACTCTCCAACTGTACCAACTATAGTTTTAGGTGATAGATATTTAGTTCCTGGTAGAGATTTTAGTAATCCAAGTCATTTGTTGCAAGTAATTAAAAATTATAAAGAAACAAATATACCTGTTGAAAAACTAAATTTAGAAAGAACTAAAACATTAAACTACAATATGCACGTAGCATTTAGTAGAGTAGATCAAATATTAAGAAAAATAGAAAATAAATTAAATACATTAGAAAATGACAGACAACAACAACAAGATGACTAAAGAAGATTTAGATTATTTAGCAGCATCAATAGTTAATAAAATGGTAAAATTAAAAACAATGGAAACTTGGTTTGATCATGTAAGTAAAACAGATACTGCATGGAATAGTGCATACGAAGATATTGAAATGACTGAAGAAGAAGATGCTATCAGTGAAGCAGCAAAACTTATGACATTACTTAATTTGTTTCAAGACAAAGAAGAATACGAAAAATGTGCTATTGTAAAAAATAGACTAGATGAGATTAATAAAATACTAAAAAAATACTAATGAATATATTTTATTTAGATAAAAGTCCTATAAAAGCTGCTAAACTACAATATAATAAACATGTAGTCAAAATGATACTTGAATCAGCTCAAATGCTATGCGCAGCTCATCATGTATTAGGTAATCCAGACGATGTACCATATAAATTAGCTCATAAGAATCACCCGTCAACTGTGTGGGTAAGAGAAAACTCATTACATTATGATTGGTTATATTGGCACATGAGAGCTTTAGGTAAGGAATATAAAAAACGTTATGGTAAAGATCATTTGTCAATTATTAAATGCTCAGAACCATTATATCATTATCCTGAAAATATACCACACGAAGAGTTTGAACAACCTCCTCAATGTATGCCAGATGAATATAAAGATCCATGTAGTATAAAAGCTTATTGGAATTATTATATCGGTGAAAAGCATGTTGTAGCTAATCCTAATGTAGAGAAAATTTATACAAAAATACCTGAGGCTGTGACAACAGCCCATTAATAATATAGAGTAATAGGCTAATGTCATACGATAGAAATACAAATAGATTAGATATGTGGCGCATCGTATATAGAAGGTTTCCGATAACAGACAAACCAACTATAGAAAATGAAGTCTATATGTTTTATGAAAATGGTACACATGAGTGTTATGATTTATTTAGGAGTAAAGCTAAAATAACTACATATAAATCACTTAAATGGCATTTGTTAGTAT